TTGTTGTAGCCAGAAAAGGTCACTCCTCGATACTTCAAGCGACCTGAAGACAGTCTTTCCACGTTCTTAGTGGTTGCCATTTTCATTCTCCGTGAAGAGGCTGATATTTGCGCTAAAGTGATGCTTTCCCTTCAGAAACGAAACAACCTCATCGAGCATATGGTCATATTTGCTGATACCACTTCCATCAATTGAATCAGCCACATCAACCCAATCAGCGAGCCTTTCGACCGTGTTTACACGACCAACATGAACCCATTTGCCGAGCATCTTTGCTGCCTTACAGGTCTGAAATACCTCTGGACTAATCTTGAAAGCATCAGTCCCGCCAACGAAAACCGCTGAAATCTTCCTCCAATCGATAAATACATTGTTAATTCCATCCTGGAGAACCAAAGCCCTGGGGAGACCATTTGTGCGAAGTTCAAATTCATAAAATAACTCTTGGGTTCTTTGGGCATTGCCAACAATGTCTGGCAAGCAAACAAACTTGGGCATTTTTAGATCGAAACAATCATCCAACATCCTTTCCCAAGTTCTTTGTTCAAATCTTTTGAAACACCCGTTATCCAAGCCATAAGGCACATCAGCAATGACGTTCCTGGTCAACGGGGTTCTGAGCTGCCAAAACTCAAAATCAAACTGCCTCGATTTCTCCTCAAGCCTTCTCGGGCTGACATCGAGCATAATCTTCATCTTGCTGGATATTCCTCAATCCCCGCAAAAACAGGGCAGTGACTCATCCGCACCGGAAAACATATCTAAAGTTCCCGTGGCAATGACCGCGAGTTCGGAATATGACTTGCTGCCTGCGTTAAATACGTTGCTCACCTTCTTTTCTTGCGCGATCCACCAATCGACAAGGTCTGGTCTTTGCTCTATTAATGACTTCCGTATTCCCATGCCTTTAAGAAAGCACAGGTCACAATTACCCCAATCGTTTACACCACCCCTGTTTGGTAGCTTCAAATCGAACTCGTGATCAGCCCAGAACTGACCAATTTGCTCCTTTGTCACACCATCCCAGTACAGCGGCAGAACCTTTTCACTGCCCTCTGTGACCTTGCCTGATAAGCGCATCGCCCTGCGTGGCTCATCTGCTCGGAGACCAAGCATCGATAGGTACGGAGTCTCAAAACCGACATCCTTAAGGTATCTGTGGATCGTGCGCACCTTGAGTTGCCCGCTGCACCACCTGGTCATTGGATTCGGTAATTGCCCTATATCGTCAATCAACCTTTCAAAAGGCTCCCCATTTCTTGCAGCAGTTGCGTAATCAACAATCTTGTAGGAATAAGTATTATTTTCGTCACCCTCTGCCCTCGTTCTGCCGTCATACTCCAGCCAAGTTATAGGAACATCCCACTTTTCTTCGCAGTCCCTTACAAAATCCAGTGTTTCAGGCATTTCCTTGCCAGTGTTCGAAAAACAGACCTGGAAGTGATCTGGCAACTTCCCGTCATATGCGTCTAGCACACGATAGAGCATATATGCGCTAGTTCTACCGCCAGAGAAGGACAGCAAGGTGTCCGAAGGCGTTTTGTAGTAGCTGCTCAAGGATATTCCCCAGTTGCAAGCATCCCCTTCAGAGTCTCACCCCTTAAAGGCCCGACCTGAACATACCAACGGGAATCAACCAGCTCTGCCGCACTTACCTCAAAATCACCTTGCTCAAGAGCTGCAAGCATATTCTTAAAGCCTCTGAGCCTAGTGAGACCCATGTTGAAACAAAGCATCACCAGAACGTCTTGCCTTGCCTCATCGAGCTGGGAGTACCAGGGAAAAGCGTTTGCACATTCCTTCATGCACCTAACAATGTCGTTTTCGAGCAGATAATTGATCTCATCCTCGGAAATCCCTTGCTGCAGGTTCCTGCCGATCCCAATATGAGGAATGCCATTCGTATCGCTGTAAATCTTGTTTCTTGAGCCTTCATGCTCAGTCAGCATCTGTTTCAGCTTTTCCATCAATCACCACTCCTGGCTTCTCAATCCCACTAATAACCACATTCACCTGGTTGCCATGCTTTGCCTTGTCCAACTGATCTATAGGAATCTGCCGATCCACTAAGAGCTTCCAAGCCAATCCCTGATTCCTGTGCTGATCATCCATTGCAGCCTCAAATATCTTGTGAATCACAGCTTCCGAGTCTTGGTGCTCCATAAGCACTTTGGTCAACTGCATCTGCCTGTGCTTAAAACCAGCAGTTGGCCCAGGCTTCAACTTCCTCTGGTCAGCCTTCTCAGTGGGGAAATCTCTTTCGATTACTTCTTGCAGCGTTTTTGGCATTTCGTCTCTCGTGAGATTGGGGGGCTACTAAGATTAAAATTGGCGAAAAAAACCCCCTCCGGCCCCAAATTCGACCCTAACCCCAGGCAAATCTGGGTCGAAATCCATCCCAGAAACGTAAGTCGTTGATATTACAAGAGTTTGCTCGGATCATTAATTCCGGTAAATACAATTACCGGAACTAAGTGGTCAAAATTTGATCAGGTCGATCCTCAGGCGCAGATAAAAGAGTCTTAAATCGTACCTATCAGCCCTCATCATAATTCACCCCAAAGCTAAATCAAAAATACTAAAGGTATTTTCAAACGTGACCGATAGATGTAGTATTCAAACCTGTTGGCAAATAAATCAGATAACTCAGAGGAAAATCAGACTATGACTACAGAAGCCAAGACTCCCCTTATGCAACAGTATGATCGACTGAAGCAGCTCAAGGCTGAGGCAATGCCGATCAATGATAGTGACGAAGGTTCTGACCGGCAGGTTGAAGCAGAGACTGCGTTCCTTGACGCTGTTGAGGCAGCTATCGGTGAAGATGACTATTCCTTGATGGGATCGAACCACCTGCACTACAAGCTCACCACTATTGAACTGTTGGAATATGCAATGAACTGCGTTGCATTTGGTGTTGAGTTTGCTTCTCAGAAGCTTGGTAAATAACGGAGGATTTATGCCGGAGATATATAAAACAGCACTACAGTTACACTTAGATGGTCGAAACGATGAAGCTAGACGCTTTGTTCAGCGTAAACTGGAAGGATACTTGAGCCAAGAAGACAGAGGCAGACTAGAAGACCTTAGTAGAAACCTACTAACAAACAGCCCTTCTGGCTCCTTACAGCGTCTCTAAGCCATTTTGCAGGTATAGCTGATATACCATAGCTATATTGGCTATACCTGCTTAGAACGCTTCAGAGGCTCTGATTTCAGACGCCCTGGTTTCAGAGGCTTCCAATTCACATCAACAAGCCTTCCACCCTTAGCCACAAAGTTCTTCAGGTTCTTTCTGTGCAGATCAAGCACTAGGCTCTTGCTCTGTCCGTAATACGGAACGGCTAAGCCTTCCAGACATAGCACATCGTTCAGGCAACGCTTGTTCTTGCCCTGATGATAAAGCTTGACCATCGGTCTACCGAACTTGCCCCGATTATCCTTGAAGGTCTTGATGACGTACTCCTCACCAACCTTGACCCTATCCTGAACCCATTTGGAGACTGTCAGTCCCCACTGCTTCATCTCCAGATCGCCACCGAAAGCTTTGGTCTCTGGGGTATCGATGGCAAACAACCGACAATCTTGATCATGCAGCCACAGGTTAAGTCCTAGCGAGATGTCACCTCGGATCGAATCTCCGTCAATGACTTTGGTCACTCTGATTTTGTAGGTATACAAGGTCAAATCCTCCGTCTTCGTCTTCTGCCTCAATAAGTCGTAATGCCGCAAACAGCAAGCTATTTGCAGAAACCAGGTCTCTGACAAGCACTCGTCTGTCGTTATCATTGTCTGGCTCCTCGATAGTGAGCTTCAGAAACTTAGTGTTCAGTTCAATCATCGAAACAGCTTCTCGTATAGTCGTGCTCGTTTGTTGAAGATGCGCTTGATCCGTCTCATGTAGTCCACATCGTTGATATGACGCTTTGTGGCATTGTCATTCTCCAGAGCTTCGACTCGATCCAGACCGATCCTGTTGATCAGCTCGACTCGGTATGGCCCCAGGTTGCCTGATAGGTATCGATTGCAGCGTTTGCAGGATGACCAGACGTTGAGGAGGTTGAACCTGTGTTGAGGTGCAGAACCCCTCGCTCTGTAGTGACTAGCATCTGCTGTGCCACCAAGAGAGTCTTTGCCTAGTTCTATGCCGCAGGAGATGCAGGGTTTGTTGGAATCTCGCACCCTGACGTAGCGATTGAAGCTAGCCTGAGCCTCCTTACGCCACTGTGACAGCTTCTTCAGCCGATCCTTTTGGTCTCGTATGACCTTGCGTTCAGCCACAAGACGCTGCTTCTTAGCAGCTTTGGTCTGATTCCAGGCTGATAAGCACTCGTAGGAACAAAAAGCCACGATGGGAGAAACAAACGCTCCTGGCCCATCAGCCTTTTTGCGACAGTTGCGACACCTTCTGCTCTGCAACGACATCCTCAATGATCTCAAGCAGCTCTTCGAGCCTCTGCAACAACTGCATAAACTCCTGAGCTTCGTGTTCGTCTAGTTCCAGAATGATCTTCATCGCTCTGGAAACCCCACATTGATGCCTTTGCTTGATAGATACTGATTCAGAATGTCGAAGACCTGACTCACCTCAGTGGTGGTTAAGTCCCTGGTTGATGTCTTGCCTGTTTGTGCCTCCATGACACGTTTCCACATAGCGTCTTTGACGATCTGAGGTGTCCAGGCTATGCCATCGACCTTATCCTCAAAGATGTCTGTGAACGTGAAGCCTGCGTCATTCAGGGCTGTTGAGATGTTTTGAAAGTAAACGTGCATTGCCCGATTCTGTAGAGCTGACCGATTCTTGTCGGTTATCCACTGGAACTCGATCCGGTCATGCTTCTCAACCAGCTCATCCACCTTCTCCAAGAACTTCCTGGCTGTGAAAGCGTCTTTGACGATCCAAAACTGACCTTCAAACATTGAAATCACCCTTGAATTTGTCGTTGTCGTAGAAACTGAGCCCTTTTCGATACAGAGTAATCGGCCCCTCAAAGGCTGAATGTCTGTTCTTGATCACACAGAGCAGGAAAGGAGCAGACTTCTTGACGTAAGCCTTCTCCTTGCTGTCCAAAGAACCACCCTCCTCTGCTTTGCGCTCCAGGAACTGCCGTTTCTTGTTATGCCAACAGACAATCGCCAGTGAAGCCACATCTACGATAGCCCCAGAACCCCTGAAATCACTGCGTTGTGGAGGTGCATCGTCATTGGTCACAAGCTTCTTGCTGTGATGCACGAGCATGATGTGAACCTCGTGCAGTCTGGCAAGTCCCACCAAAGCCTGTGTGAACTCCCGCTCTTTCTCCTGGTCATCGCTTACCCGGGTCATCATCATCGAGTCCAGGACAATAAGCTTGCAGCCTTGCCTAGCCATTGCATCGACAGCCCCCAGAGCCATTAACGGATCGAGCGATCCCAGATGATCAAAGACGTAGAATCGATTGGCTGTCCACTTCAGCAGCTCTTCCAACTGCTCAACTTTGGGCTTCTCTGCTGCTCCAGTAGATTGCCAGGTCAAAACCTCAGCAATGTCAGGAATCTCCATCTCAAGGGAGATCAGACCTACCTTGAAGCGTTTAGCCGTGAAGAGAAGGATTTGTGAGGCAATGGTGGACTTGTAATGCCCATTGATTCCACATAACACACTCAATCCCTTTGATAGCCGAAGCAGCGAATGAGTAGAGGGCCAGGGTAATTCGATACCCCGAAGCTCCCTGCCAGTCTTGAACTGTGTGAGTATCTTCTCTCGGTGAGTGTGTAGATCAGAAACACTGTCTGCACTGGCTTCAGACATTGCCTGCTGCAGATCACGTTTGCTGAAATCCTTTGGCTCGAGCCGGTTCACATGATCTTCCCGTATATCGGATGATCAAAACCCTCGAGCTCATCCTTCGCCACGGCTTCTTCACCAAAGAATCTTTTGTTGTTGCGAATCCAGGTTGCAGCGTTAGACCTCCATCGAGCCAGTGGTTTGCCATTCTTTTTCCACTCACGCTCTGACCAATATTCAAAGAACTCTTCTGCCAGCTCCAGACAGTTCTTGTCATGGAAATACTGCTCAACTTCCAACAGTTTTGGAGCTGCGCTTATATTATTATTGTTATTTACATTATTGTTTGTGGTGGTCTGCTGGTGGTCTGTTGGTGCTTTCGTGGTGGTCTTCGGGTTATATGTTTGATAATCGTCGTAGTTAGTTATTGAAATAATTGAGTATTTATTCGTTTTTTGCTGGTGGATCATCTGTTCAATTTCAAGCATTTTTACGAACCTTCTAAGACGGTTCTCTGAGATGCCAATTCGTGCTGAAAACGCTTTCCGACCAAATACAAACTGCCCTCTTTTTAGCTCTACAATCCGCTTCCCGACTAACAATTTGCAGTCCGTATGTGAGGCAGAGAATAGAAAAGTGACCCAAGCTTTTAAGAATTCTGCATCATCGTAAATCCAATTTTTTTGCAGCTTTCGATGCAGATAGATAAATCCCTCACTCACTGTCTAGTTCCCTCTTAGCCTTCAGATAGGCTGCTGTGTCCTTGTTGCTTGGATTGCTACGTTGGTTCTCGTAGAGCCACACAATGTCTCTTTGCAGTTCGAATCGATCCTTTTCAGGTGGTGTCGATCCATCGAACCAGAGATCGCTGACATTGATATCAAGAGCCTTGCAGATGTCTTTGATGTCACAGCCTGACCAGCATTTGACCAGCCAGGCCTTGTCGCCACGGACTATCTGGAGAGAAGGTGAAGAGTCATCATGAGCAGGACAGCAGGCTTTCCACTTCTTTCTGGTGATTTTCTGCAGCCCTTTCAGCTTTTCGAACGGAATCATTGGAAAAGGTCATGACCCTCGTGGATGACTTTCCATTCGAGAATCCAGAACCTTCTAGGCTCTTCTGTAGCATCCTCATAGACAATCAGGTTCCGCTCTCCAGCCTGCTCCTTCTTAAGCATCTTCTGGATCGCCCCCTGGCTGACATCAAACATCTCTGCCAGAACATACTGATTCACGTTTTCAGACAGCATGAACTCACTAAGGCTCATGCCAACGTCACCTGGGTTTATTCGATCCATATAGATAATATACCTATGCTATATTTGTTTGATGAAAAAAAGGTGTCTATTGATCATATTTGTACGCTTTGTCGCGCAGATCAGACAGAGCAGCTTGCATTGAGTCTTGTGCAGATAATACTGTTTGGATGGAGCGCAGGCTTTGCTCCGCAGACTCCCCCATCATCAAAGCTCCTATCGACAAGTCTAAAATATCGGCAATTTCCAATAGCTCACGGTCGAAAAACCCGCTCATTTGAGTCAATGACTCCTTGTCGCTGTAAGTTCGCTCGTTCATTCCAAGCAGGTCTGCCATCTGTCCCTGATTGATCTTTTTTTTCCTGCGAATCCGCTTGATTCGTTGATTAATCACGTTCAACGGTTTCTTATGTTTTTCTTTCAAGTCCATATAAGTGCCACGACCTTCTTTGCGTCAGCAAACTTGTTTCCGTTCAAAATTTCTTTGTGATAGTCCGCCAGTGACCAAACCTTGAACTTGCTTTTCATTGTTCTCTTAGTAATCACCCATCGCGATCTTGTGTTGGCTTCGTCAGCCACGGGGATGCAAAGTAAGCTGGCCGAAGACTGCTCGCAGACTTGTATGAGCCCGATTTCAACAGGGCAATCAATCCGCACCAACTGATATTTCGGGGAGTTGGTGACAACCATTGAAGTAGGATTTTGTACAGTCCCACTAAAATTTTGCCCAACTTCCCAAAGTTGCATCCCACCCTCAAGCTCAAATAGCCCTAGCGGAGATGCCCCAATGGCTTGCATCATCTTTAGTGCATTTTGTTTAGATAGCGCAGATCGACCGCTCAGGAACTGAGAAACAGAGTTATCAGACCATCCCAGGTCTCGACTCAATCCAGCTTTCGATTTGCCAATCTCCTTCAGCTTGCTTTCAATTTCTTTTCTGACTTTTGCCAATTCTGATTTATTTTTCATTACGCAAAGTATTCTATTTGTTTTCGTTTTTAAGTGGTATGCACTATTAGTGCATATTTTCTGATTAATGCTAGATAAGTATGCAGTAAAACTACGTTCAAGTAACGTCAATTTTTTGACACACTATAAATCCCGCAAATACCAATGGTATTTTTGGACGAGTACAGGTATATTTTATATATGTCGAACGTCTCAGAAAATTTGCGGAAGCAGTTTGCAAGGTTCCAGGCAGCAGAAGCTGACAAAGGAAACTTTGTGGATCAGAAGGATTTAGCTGCTTTGCTAGGACTCACACCAGGGTTTGTGAGTCATTTAATGACCGGCAAAACCCCATTGAGTCTTACAAGAGCAATTCAGCTTGCAACCATATTAGGCTGCACAGTGGCTGATATTTCACCGCAATTAGGTGAAGAGTTAGCTGCTAATGCCAAAGGTATCAATCTTCAAACTGCTTACAAAACAGTAGGATTGATCGTTGGAGACGTTGTGGACTTTTTTAACACTATCAAGGAAGGGAAAGCAGTTAAGCTTGATGACTTCATGCACTGGCCCTTCCCGCACTCAAATGCCACTTATGCGGTCACTGTAGCCGATAAACGCATGGAGCCTGTAATACCAGCAGGAAGCATAGCAATTATCGACACAGAGCTTCAGGAGCAAGCTGGTAAGGTCTCAGCACTGCTTATCAACGGGCAGTTCTTGTTAGCCGAAAGCTTGGGGAATGGGGTATTTCAAATAACGAATGACGCTTTTCCGGTTAAAAACTATGAGCTTGGTGATGACGATCTGCATCTTGGTCGCGTGATAGGACAGCAAGTCGCTCACTAAAAAAAATTTACCGCTAAGATATAGCATAAATATATTTTATATACATATGCTAGTAGATAGCACTGCACTATTAGTGTGCGGCAAATTGTCGCAGGGGACAGAATGGAATTAGAACAAATAACAAAGGCCACAGAAGAAGTGAATATATCGTTAGTCAGAACGTCCGAAAAACAAGACAAATTGAGCGAAGCCTTAGCTTTGGCTCAGGGTGAACTACAAAACGCAGCACGAGATGACCAGGGACACCATGCCAAATTCGCTTCAATACAGTCGGTAACAGACACTATAAGGCCCGTTCTGAGCAGGCAAGGCATTGCCTTTACCCAACACCTTACGCAGCACAAAGAGGCTGAAAAGTGGTCATTCAGCGTCACTACTAGGCTGATGCACAAGTCTGGACAGTGGATCGAATCAACTATGTCTAAGCCTATCGACTTCACAAAGGGGAATCAGCAAAACGATTTCGAGTATGGAAAATCAGCAACCTATATGCGTCGATACTCCCTTTTTGCCATCTGTGGCATAGGAGCTGGAGAAGACACTGAGGAAGACCATAAAGACACGGGTTCCCAAGCAGCCTCTAAGCCTAGACCTGCAAAGAAGGTTGGCAAGAAAGCTCCTGCTAAAGCGGAACCCCCTGCCCCATCCCTACAAGAACTTACCAACGGATACGTTGAGCGGATCAATGCGTCCATGAAAGCCACTGATGAGAGTGGTTGGCTGAAGATTCAAGAGGAAATCAAATCAAGCACCGTGGAGGGCTTAGAGGCCTCAATGGTGAACTTCCTGCAAGAAGCCAGTCTTTGGTGGGCAGAGCATAAGAAGCCCAAAGGAGACAACCCTTTTGGCTAGAGGTGTCAACACACTACAGGATGCTGCTAACGATCCTCGAAGAGTTGGTGCTGTCACAGCATCTGAGGCTGCTGAGGGTTTGATGAAGACTAAGACCGGCAAGTTCCCTTCCACTCGTGATGCTTATGCTCTCCGTTTAGCAAAAGAAAGGGTCTGTGGCACAAAGGAAAAGAAGTGGCGAGACGATGATGACTTTAAAAGTGATCTGCCACGGAAACCTCACCAAGTCAGACGAGGATTGGCCCTAGAGCCTGTTGCCTTAGAGATGGCAGAGGAGCGATTGGGCCAAAGAATTTGGGATGAGCAATTTGAATTGCACGAATCAATACCGTTTTTCGGTGCATCCCCAGACGGAACGATACGTCTGCACAGCAGAAGGTCTCTTGTCGAAGTTAAGGCGCAGAACAGTAATTATCATTTGAAGACTTTGCTCAGGCAAGAGATTCAAGAGAAATACAAATTCCAAATGCTGGTGCAGCTTGCTGTCTGGACTGACTACAAAGAGGTGCTTTTTCTCAGCATTAATCAAGAGGATTGGCCCAACAAGAAACAAGAACTGGCGATGGTAACTTTCAAACCGCCACAGGATCAGATCAGGGAAGTCGAGTCAGATGTCATCGAATTCCTTAAAGAAGTGAAAGACATCGAAAATCAATTGAGGGAAATTAAGTGAATCTAATTAGTATCGTCGGACACATTGGGAAGATTGAGGAGCTAGGTCATGCAGGAGACATCCCTGCGATCAGTCTGGGTGTCTGCACAAAAGACTATATGGGGAAGAAAAAAGGCACAGTCGATCACTGGCATACAGTAAACGTGATCGGAAACGATGCTGAGTACATTGATCGAAATCGAGACAAGGCAAAGAAGATTGCTGTGAATGGAAAGCTTGTTTTCGACCAGTGGGAGACCAACGATGGTCAGAAACGAGTAAAAGCAAAGATATACGCCGAAACAGTTGAACTTCTCGATTGGAGGAATGAGGGAGAACCCTCTGCAGCCCCAAAGCTACAATTCCCAGGATGATTGATGCGGCCAGAAGAGCAGACATTCGGACGGTTCAAAATATGCCGTATGTCTGCTTTCCCTTAGACTGCATTTGCCCGTGTGGATTTGATTTTGTCGATTATCCAAAAGCTTATAAAGAAATCATCACAGGCTGTCCAAGATGTGCGAGGTCTTATTGTGAGTGACAACATCATAAGAAGTACAAAGAACTATTCAATATTCAAAACAATGAATGGAAACCGTATTGTCTCACGGGGTCATCTGAAGAAGATGCAAACTTCTATGGCTGAGAAGTACATTCCAGTGCCTATTATCGTCAACGAAAAGAACCATGTCATCGACGGTCAGCATCGTCTTGCTTCTGCTGAGGCTTTGAATATGCCGATCCATTACATTGTCATCGATGGGTTGAATTTGCATGATGTGCAGAAACTTAACTCGACCTCTCGAAGGTGGACAAACGACGATTTTATGGACAGCTACTGTGACCTGGGTCTGAGTGATTACTTAGCCTATCGGGAGTTCAAGGAACGACATGGCTTCCCTCATCACTGCAACTTCATGATGCTTGCAGGGCCAAACAACGAAGTCCTGCCACAGCATACCTTCCATCAAGGGAAGATGCGTCTATCGGCAGAGAAACTAGAATGGGCTGATAAAGCTGCTGTGATGATCATGCAGATCGCAAAGTTCTATGAGGAAGGTGAATGCAAAGACGGTCGAGGAAGCAAGAAGTTTGTTGAGGCTTGTTGCAGGGCTTTCAGGGTTCCTGAATACAAGCACCAGACAATGTTGAGCAAACTTAAAACATCTAAGAAAAGACTGCGTAGGTTTACCACCGTACAGGATCACACTCGACAGCTTGAGGAAGTCTATTTCTACAAGGCACGAGGCAAGAAGTTTAGGCTGGATTGAGATGAAATCAAGATTCGTCCACAGATTGCGATATATACAAGACATGAACATCTCTGAAGACATCTGGAAGAAGTGGTCTTTGGAGATGCAGCAAGGCAAAGAATTCATCAGAGTCGGACAACAGACGTTCGTCGATGTAGAGGAAGCAGATAAATGGCTAAGAAAGAAGTCAGAAACAAAACAGAGACACCGCACCACATAGATATAACGAACTATGGTGCATACCGCATACAAATCAGAAAAAACGGGTATGATATTCGAGTTGTTATCTCTGGGACTTCACACAAAAACAAACGAGATTTGGCGCGAGTTGAAAAGCTAAGAGACGAATGGCTATACCTTATATCGCAGGGAAAACCTGTAAGGCTCGAAAGTCAAAAGCAAGTTTCGATCCCTTCTAAATATCTGACATTCCGTGAAGCTGCTGAGAAGTATCTACTTATCGGAACTGAGCACTGTGCTCCTGCAACCATCAAAGATTTCAAGAAGCACCTCAACGCTCACTGGTTTCCTGCTTTCGGCAACTATGACCTTGAAGAGATCACGACTGAGCTGATCCAAGAATACTTCGCAGACAAGAAGCTTGAAGGTCACAACTATTCATCAAAGACTAAGACCAACTATCTGCAAATTCTGAACAATGTTTTTGCTCACTACAGAATGCGATCTCCTGGCTTTGGAGTTGTCTCTGCAAAGGGCAAGAAAGCAAAAGAGAAGAAACCTATTGGTCGATACAAACCCGATCAGATCAAGGAGCTGATTGCTGCTTGTGATCGCAATGGTCGATCTGGCTTCAATATAAGACTCTACTTCACCATATTCATCGGCTGCGGATTACGACCCCAAGAACTGCTCGTTCTCAAGTGGGACGATTACGACGGAGAGTATCTGCACATTCGCAGAGCTTTGTCTGACTACAAGATTGCTCCACCTAAGACTGGAACTCGACGCAAGGTCTTTGTGCCAGCCTGGGTTCGATCTGAGCTACGAGAAGCTCCCTCACGGTTTGCTAAGAGCTGGGTCTTCCCCAATACAGCAGGCAAGTTCTCCGTGAAGCCAGAGATTTACAACGAGGAATGGGCAAAGGTTCACGAGAAGATCGGTCTTGCCTATGGCGACATCTATGACGAAGACACAGGTGAGCTATTGATGGTCAGGGTTCCCTACACCTGCAGACATACTAAAGCAGCCGAACTCCTGTCTATGGGTGTACCTCATGCCAAAGCAGCGCAGCAAATGGGACACTCTGTGCAGATGTTTCTGGAGATTTATTCAGAGTTTATCGAGGAGTTTAGTGGAGTGGACAACTCGATTTTGGAGTCCAACATTCAGATCAAGTGAAAACAAATTGACCATAAATTGACCATTTTTGACCCCCAACTCCTCTGGAGGCCGCATGGTTATTGGCGGAGGAGGAGAGATTCGAACTCTCGTCCTACCCTTCTGTGACCCTTTGTGGCACTTTCTTGCACTTATTTAAGTTATTGATCTAGCAATAAAAAGTGTAAATCAGTGCCACCTAGTGCCACAGGGGTGTAAGGGCTATGTGGGGTCAATTGACCACAAAATTGACCATTTTTACCGGACAAAACTTGAAACTTTTGTCCGCTAATTAGAGCCGATTTGTCAGAAGGTCGTTTGTTCTCTCCCTAGTCCGATTTCTCTCAAACTCTTCTTCCATAGTATCGCGTTCTCTTGATGCCATCTGTGCAACTTGGCTGATGGTTACTGTCCTGGCTGGCTGACGAATTATGTTTAGCACGTTCTCTGGGATCGACTTTGCTCCGAAGATTGATATTGCCAAAGGAGCAACCAAGCTTCTGACCTCACCTCTAGTCAATGCCTCTCTGACAGCTTCTGCTGAGAGATCGCTGTTCATGAGAATATCGTTCGCCATCTGTAAGCCACGACGATAGTTCTCCTTTGAATTCTCTTGCGCTAGATTGCTGATTGTCTGCGTAAACATCTGCATCTGCGCCAAAGGGTTATAGCTTGCATTGATTATGTTGCTGACGCTGTGGTGCATTCTGGTTGCATCGGCAAACTTTTCAAAAGTCTGCGAATTGCCCTGAATGGTTCTGTATGTCTTGGCAAACTCCCCTTCTCTCTCAATGGCTTTAATGAAAGAATCATAATCGTCACCCAGGACAACTTTTAACCTTTGAGCTATCTCAGGTGTCCGCATAATTCTATTCTGCATCGCACCGGATGAAGGTGAATTTGCCATCAAATCGATAATTGCGTCTCTGGCTCCAACTTTGAATGCCTCAAGCTCACTCTTTGACCAGCTCTGTTTTGCAAGCTCTAGGGTGTCAGCATCCATCCCTCTGCCATATATGTTCCGACCCATATCAACTTTATTCTGCAATTCAGCAACACCGGCAAAAGCATTCCTAGCATCAAGATAGCCTGGGAAGGCATTGTCTGCTGCAGCAGTAAGTCTGTTTTTTAGTGCCAACAAAGACCTGACTTGATTGGCTTGGGTCGATGTCGGATCAATGCCGCTTGTTATTGCAGCGATCTGATCGTCCAAAGCCTGTTTCACAGCATTTATATAATCAAACTGATGCTCGAAGTCATTGCTACCAGTGGCGTTCAATTGATTCTCAAAGGCTTGATTATTGGCTTTCCGAATTGCTGCAGAATCTTCAGCCAATATATCAACAAGCTCTTGAGGCAATGCTCCACTGTTACTTTTTCGAGCTTGGTCGTACAAGCGATCAATTTCTTCTTTTTTCGCTGCTTTTGCTTGTCGAATGTACGAGTCCCCGTCCAAAGTTCCCAGGTATTCACCGACATCTTGATTAAGCCTTCCGAGTCTGCCAGTTGTCAGAGGGTTTTCGAGATCGCCTTCTGTGCGTAAACGCAATCTGCGTACCGTTCCGCTTTCATCAAGACCCTCACCCCTAGCTAGTCTTGCGAGTCTTCTGAACGCATCATCGGTATCGACCAACATAGCCTCATCGCCAACCTGTTCATATCGCTTCACGGCTTCTTCTAGCGTCAAACCGGAGTCATCTAATGCCTGATTAAGCAAACGCATTGCAACCTCATTACTCACATCTGAGCCTCTGAGCTGCTTGATGAATTTACTCGCGACTTCTTTAGCAGTTGGAATTCCAGTGGTTATACCCAGGGGAACAGCAATCTCAGCAACAAAGCTAGGAGTTTCACCGTCTCCGAAGTAACCACCAGCAAAACCACCTGTTGCCGCAAACGTCACCTCGTCTTTTATGCTCAGATGCTTGAACGGTTCAGCAAATTTCCTCATTGATGGTATTTTAGATAAACCACCACCTAACAGACTGATCATCCCGCCAGTCGGAGCAGCAAACAAAGCCATATCCATACCGTGATCAATGGCAAGTGCTAGGTTCTTGTGCTCTTCTCCTAAAATCTCTCGACTTCTTTCTATACCCATCTCAGGCAGAAATTGTGTTGCTCGAAACGGGATCAATGGCCCTCTTTCCAAAGGCTTACCAAGATCGTCCCGCTGTAGGTTGCCGTTTTCGTCTCTTAAAGGGCCACGGAAATCTAGCTTGTTAAGCATATCGACTCCAAAGTCGATCATTGATGCGCCAGATCGAACACCAGCATTCACAAAGCTTCTACCGATGTTCTGGGCAGACATTCCGGTATTTAGCCTGCCTGCCTGTTCTTCCTCCAAGCTCATGATGCTTGTTTCCAACGTGGCAACTAACTGTACAGCATCAGGCAAGCCACTATTTGCTGCCGCATCTTGCTTCTTCTTCAGCTCGTTGATTTGCTCTTGTATGCTCAGATCGCTCATAACACTTCACCCTGTGCTGCACCAGACCTAGCTCGCTCCCTACCCCTCCTAAGTATCTCGGCTGCGTCTGGAGACATTCCGCTACCATTGTCAGGCTCAGGCTCCTGATAAGCCCTGTCTTCCAAAACTTGATAGTCTGGATTTACAGTTCCTGTCGCTAAGCTTGCTCGTCTTCTACTGAACTCGTCTTGACGCTCTCTGTCTGACATGAAACCGGCAAAGCTTGTTGGTATGCCTTCCGTTCTGAGGAATTGCTCATAATCTTGCAATTCATTCAAAAGCTTTTGCTCAACAGCTTTCTTAGATTCGAAATAACGTCTGTAGGCATCAGGCCCACTCAACGTTGGAATTGCTGTCTGCAACGCAAATCTAAGCTCACTTTCACTTAGTGCTCCAAAGGTCGTTCCCGCTATAACATCGAGACCAAGTGTGTTTGCCAGGGCATAGAACTCATTTGTCGCATCAGATCGAAAGATGCTTGGGAATAAATCTGCAAGACCAGAAGGTTTTGCGTCTTCATTGATAATTTTGTCGAGCATATTGTCGTATTTAGTAATACGATTATATACCTGATCCTGCTTGTCTCTTGCTTCACTTAGCTGATTCAAAACCGCCTCTTGTTCCTGCACAAGTCGCGCAGTCTTTATTTCGTTCTCAGCTTCCTCTCTGGTCGTTTGCAGACCTATCTCACGGATTTTTGCTGCGATCTCAGTCGGATCGGTCAAGATACCGTCTTTTGTGATCAGCGTTTGTTGTCCTGTTGCAGTTTGATTGAAGATGCTTCCATCTCCCAAAACTTCGCTCTGTACACCGTATCGATTGCCAATTGCATTTTGGGAAGCAACATCCTGGGCTTGGAAAGCCTGAGCGAGCTGCATAGCTCTCGCAGGGTTTATCCTTCGAGCAGCAGCTACAGCAGCAGCACGACCAGCAGGATTAGCAAGATCGAGACCCTGCACTTGCTGTTGGAAAAGCTCTGCATCGGTGGCAAAGCGTTCGGGGTTGTTTTGCGCCAAACCTTGTCGCAAGTTTTCAAAGCCCTTTGCAGACAGCCTTGCTGCAGTTGCAGACAAAGCAGAACCAGGGTTCTCAGGATTCATGCCCTGAAGCGTTACAGCAGTCCTTCTAGCAATGTCGTTCTGCATCTTAATAGCAGGATCGAGGAACTCGCTGAGTTGCTGACCTACTAAGTCGCCACCAATCAATAAATCACTTAATTTGTTCGCCATGATTACACCTATGTCTCAACCTGACCTGGAAGCAATGTGCCGTTCTCCAGTGCTTGCTGAAGCTTGATAATGCTCTCGAAGATATTTAGACCAGAACCATCTCCAGAACCGCCACCAGCTCCTTGTGCGTTGTTTTGCTGGCCCAGCAACAGATCAATAAGTGACTCAGCTTGAGCAAGTCTAAGATTGCTTGCATCTTGTTCAGTTGCTAGATCGTAATCCAACGCACCAAGTCCCAAATCTCTCTGGTATCCAGCAAGTTGGCGATTTGCAGTATCAGCAATATTTGCGGCATTGATAGACGGAACTGTTAAGTCTGCCAGTGTGGTTGCCGGCAAGAAGGCATCCTGAAGCATTCTGGAGGTTGCTGCAGAACCAATATTGGTCTCATCGAGTTGAGCGCCGATTCCAGACAGAACCTGATCTGAAAGCAACTGAGCACCCGCTCTGGCTTCCGTAAGTCCTGCCAGACGTTGATTAGACAAGTCCATAGCCTCTTGCCTTCCCTGGGTAATGGCAGTCACTGCATCAGCACTGCGTTGCTCCTGGATCGCTCTCTGGAGCGCAAGCTCTTCTGGTGATCCACCATATTGTGCGGTTCTCAGACCACCTCGACCCTGAGCAAACAATTGCTGATCGAGATTCACTCTTGCTTCTTCATTACCAGGCTCTCTGAGAGCTTGCAGACGGTCGAAAATATCCTGCTCTCTCGAAGCTATACCGGCAGAAGTAAATGGGTCTGTCAGGCTGACATCGCTTCCAACGAAGTCCTGAACCATCTGCTCACGCTCGCTGAGACCACCAGGATTCAGCAGATTGCCTTTGATGTCCGATGTCCCAGTAATTGCATTAATAAAGTTCTGACGATTTGCCCTTTGATCGATAGTTAGCTCACCAGTCGTTGGGTCAACAGTCGGATTAAATATCGCGTCATAAGCAGCCTGAGCATTATTGGTCAGATTAGTCTGGAAATTATCTAAGGAAGGGTCAGTGGTGTATGTAGCACTACCAAACTTGTCAAAACTTACTGAACCAGGGCCAGCAGTTACCGTGAACGGATTGAACTTCCCCGTTTCCTTAACCTTGTTATAAAGATTATCAGTCTGAGTCTTTGCATTTTTACCCAAGCCTTCAAGCCTGTTGATTGCAGCATTACTGAGACCGAGTGACGCAAGTCCAGACAAATTGTTCTTATCTGTTAGAAAGTCAAATAAGCTCGACCCAACGTCACCCCAAGTGTGTCCCTCTTTATGTGGCATCAGTAAGTCCCTCCGTCAATTGTTGTGACAGTGGTCGTGCCAGTCACAGTTAGATTCGCAACTGTCACAGTGCCAGTGAATGTCGGAGATGCTGTGTTGCTCTTGCTGTTCACTGCAGTCTCGATCAGATCGAACTCAGCATCGACCTCAGATCCCTTCACAACCTTCAAAGCGTTACCGGATGTCAGGCTATCTTTTGAAGTGAAATTGGTTGCTTTAGTGTAATTGCTCACTACCTATCTCCTATATCATCCTTCCAACTAAGCTCTGAACATTGAGCTGCTGGATTGCAATTTCTTTCCCATTAACAGTTGTTTCCAAACCAATCTGCACAACGCTCCCAGAACCACTGGCATTTATCCTCTGCGTGTTGATCAGAACTGCAGACTTAGAATATTCAGCCCCAGAGTTATATTCAGAAATGTTGTATTGAGCGGCGTTAATAGCAGGCAGAGAAAATGCTCTTTTTGTATAGTCTGCTGCATAGTCGTAACCATACTGCAAAGACACTCTTGCACTTGACCCGTTGAAAGTTGTCAGATTTATCTTTTTAAGAAACTTCAGCCTGGAGCTGTCACCAAAATCTAGCGGATGAGAGAAATAGCTCATCGTGTACGAATTTCCGTTGTCCTGTTGAGTGTCATACTTTGCCAGACCATCCTCGACTCCCAGGTACAACTCCTCGTCATCGAACAGGTACATTGAAAGAGGCTCGATCCCACTCCAGGTCGTAGCTCTGAAACTGCCATTTTCGAGAGGGAATCTGGTGTCGAAAACGAATAAACCGCTTACACCAGTAAATACACACAGGATGAAGGCATTGTTCGGATCGAAGACCATCTTTAGATTGTCACCATCACTGGCAATGAATGCCTTGATGTCGAAGTTGACGTTCCTGCTGATATCTCCAATCGGAGCAGACTTCTCTTGGATGGTTCGACCTAAGCTTCGAACACCAGAGAAATCGGTGAAGATCACATCCTTACCAGTGTTGACCACTGCATCTCTGTTGATTGCACCGATGTTGCTGATGACATCAGCCAGACTCATGTTTGCAGGATCGTCAGCACCCTGATAAATCAATATATTCTGCTGCCCGAATATGATTAGCAGATTGTTGTGAGCCATGAGAGCAGTAATCACGTCATAGCCAGAGGGCCAGACATTGGTTAGATCGAGGCTACCAGCAGAACCAGTTGACCAATCGACACCATTGAGCAAGTTGCTCCAATAAACGGTTTTCTTGTTACTAGATTCATCAGCAGCCCACAATCTTCCGTAAGCACCTAAAACGATATGAGCACTTGGGGGTGTTCCTGCTGCACTGGCATGAGCCGTGATTTTGGTCAAAGCACTGGTTCCAGCGTCATAGACCAAAGGTTCATGACCTCTTTGAAACAGGTAGTGATCATCGTTCAGAGTGGCAGATGACCAGTTGTTTGCCGTGATGGTATATGAACCAGGGGTTGCATCAGTCAGCGTTGATGTGCCTTTGAAAATCTTGTTGTTTCCTGCGGTAAAAACGACCTTTGTGCCGTTTTGCTGCACAAACTCTGAAACGTGTTCGATCCCAGCACTTGACCCTAGAACAGACGATCCGTTCGTCGAGGTCATGCTGTATCCCTTTCTAGCAGCAATCCTGCCCTGCTTATCGATCACGGCATTGTCAGCAATCGCTGCGAAAGTCTGAGACTGCATCAAAGGGCTGTCTTGGGTGTTAATACCACCAAAGCCAGGAGCTGCAATTGTTATGTTCTGTAGTTGTTGAGCCATAGTTACAACCTAAAGAAATCAAGCTCCCCTGGCTGTCGGGACGCATCCATCGCAATCGCATCAGCCAAAGCGCCCTGGGCAACAATGAACTGCTCTGCAGCAGATTGCCCCCCAGTCTCTCCACGCTCCCTCAGAGCCATTGCATAAGCCAACTGGACTACTGGGTTGTCTGGTACTAACAACTGCGTTGCATCAGCCTCCAGATTGGCTTGAGGTATGACACAGACAAACTTTAGCGTCTCAATAGCATTAGGAGTCGGATAGACAGAAACCCGAAGCAAACCACTTGAATCGACACCATCAATGATGAAGTCACTTGGCGATCCAGTGCTTGCTGTTGCCAAAATGGTCTTTTCCTCGTACCAGATTGCGTTCCTCTGGGTGAGGTACTTATTGGTTGTGTCATTCATACCCCTTTTGACCAGGGAGTTGATCTTAGCCCCTGTAAGACTGTATAGAGCCTGATCTACAACAGTGGGGAAACTGACTGTCGATCTCTGAGAAGTCCACTCATGAGAGTTCTCAACAGTCTTCTTGGCATCGTTCACCAATTCACCGACCAAAGCACTGTAATCAGTCTCTGAGGCAGTTGTGACAACCGTTTCTCGCAGCCTTCTCAGGACAGCATTTATCAAATCTAAATAAGTCATATGTTCAGAACCCGTGAAAGGAGAGGTGTCAGCTCGTAATCAAGACCGCGATTTTCCAAAACAGTGAGAGTCGCTGGAGTTCTAGCTGTTTGAGCAAATAGGTTATAAACAGTTCCATCACCCCCAGGGCCACCACCTGTTCCCCCTGTTCCTGGGTCTGTCCCTGGCCCCTCACCACTAGAAGGATTGCAGTTGCCATCTGTTGGAATGGCCTGTCCTGCTAATTCCGTTCCTGTTCGGCAAAAACCTGTCCCACCAGGGCCAGGGTTACAATTCCCATCAGCAGGCACTAACTGACCCGCAAGCTTAGTCCCAGCACCGCAGACATCATCTCCGTCACCTGGATTGCAATTCCCGTCTGCTGGTTTTAGTTGCCCCTCTAACTCAGTTCCTGTCCCGCAATTTGGATTACACTCCCCATCTGCAGGAGTCAGTTGTCCTGCCAGTTGAGTCCCTGCTCCACAAACGCTATCGCCACCATCATCGCTAGGATTACAGTTACCGTCTGCAGGAATGGTTTGTCCTTGTAATTTAGTTCCTGGAGCGCAAACTCCTTCGCCTGCGTCAGCAGGATTACAGTTGCCATCTGCTGGTATGTCCTGACCTTGTAACTTGGTTCCCGCTGGGCAAACACTGCCACCCGTTCCTGCATTCGGATTGCAGTTGCCATCTGTTGGAATGGCTTGTCCCTGCAGCTCTGTACCTGCTGGACAGACATCTTCCCCTGTCCCTGCATTTGGATTGCAATTTCCATCAGCAGGGATTGGTTGGCCTTCTAACTCCGTCCCAGTTCCGCAAACAGTAGCCGTATCTCCCCCAGTCGGAACATTGCACTGAGCCAGGTCGACTACTTGATCACCCTCTCTTACAGTCCCTGTTGGGCAAGTAAATGTGAAAGCATCATCGTCAAACGTTGTTGTTGTCGTGTTCGTGGTTGTGTTGTTGGTGGTGTCGGTGGTGGTGTTGGTGTTGCTGTTGTCAACTGTGACATCATACGGATCGGCATTGTTCAACACTGTTGCAGACAAACCGCCTAGTATTGCTGCTGCATTTTCAAGAAGACCATTACCATCCTGATTGTTCTGGTTGTTCTG